GACAGTCTGTCCTTTCTGTCATGGCAGAGGTGTTATCAAAACAAAGAACAGTATCGACAAGTGCTATCATTGTGAGGGTACAGGACAATTCATTTATGATGATGATAATCGCCCAGAGTTTCTCGGAATAGATAAAGAAGAATATAAGAAGTTTAAAAAACCCTATATGGAAACATTAGAGTTAGTAAAAAATATAGAAATTAATGCGTTAGCTAAGATTGGCGATGATTAAAAAACTTAATAAAAATGATTGTAAAATTTACGAGTGTAAATTTAAAGATATAAGAAATATTTTTGAAAATTATCATTATAAAAAAGGGCATATGGGAGGAGGAATAAGTATGTGTTTTGCTATGACCATCAACGACATAGTTAGTGGAGGTTCAGTTTTAGGAAAACCTAGACATCAAAAAAAATATAAAAATTGCATAGACATACGAAGAATGGCTTGTTTAGATGAGTCTCCTAAGAATAGTGAAAGTTGGTTTTTAGGAGCAATAATAAAATGGATAGCAATAAAAACAAATTACAATTTTGTGTTGTCTTATAGCGATAAAACTGTGGGTCATAAAGGAACAATATACAAGGCTTCAAACTTCGAGTGTATAGGAGAGACTACACCAACCAAATATGTAGAATGGAATGACAAGATTTACCACCCAAGATCGTTGTCCATCGAAAGAGATTATTCATATAAAATGAGAGAAGCAGTCAAAACTGGAGAAGCAATTATAAAAACAGGATTACCAAAAAAAATATGGTTATATAAGATAAGAGAAAAACAAAGAAATAAAAACATATCCTATCAAAACATAGAATGTGTTGTTGGGCAAAAAACATTAAATATATAAATGCACTAGCTAAGATTGGAGATGAATAATGAAAAAATCATGTAAAGCGAATAAAAATAAAGTAACCCCAAGAAAACTCAAAGTGAATAGCAAAAAAGATGCTTATACTTTAAGAGGTGTTAAGGGTGTAAAAAGGCAGGGATATCCATATCCTATTAAATGAGTGATATTTTAAAGATAGATGGTTTCGATTGGATTTCTAAAAAAGTAGCCCTAGCTAAGATTGGTGATGAGTGAAAACTTTAGAATTGTTTTGTGGAACTAAAAGTTTCAGCAAAGTTGCTAGTAATTGGGGATATGAAACAAAAACATTAGACTTCGAGGATCAGTTTAATGCTGACTTTACAATGGATATCATGGATTTTGATGTATCTATGTTGGATGGTTATAAACCTGAGATTGTTTGGGCAAGTCCACCATGCCAGAAATTTAGTGTAGCTAGTTTTTCTGCACATTGGTTTCCTAACAGAGTTCCCAAAAACGAAAATACAGTTAAAGCTATGGATATGGTAAGAAAAGCAGTAAAAATTATAGAAGAACTAAAACCAAAATACTTTTACATAGAAAATCCAAGAGCCATGTTAAGAAAGTTAGATTTAATACCTTACCCTCATGCAACAGTTACATATTGTCAGTATGGATTTAAGAATATGAAACCTACAGATATATGGAGCAACAATCAGGATTGGCAATTAGTCGCAAAGAAATGTAAAAATGGTATGCCTTGCCATGAACCTGCACCGAGAGGATCAAAAACAGGAACACAAGGAATAAAAAATGCCACACTTAGAGGAGCAATCCCACCTAAACTTATAGAAGAAATATTAGAATATAGTAAATGAAAATATTAATAGCTTGTGAGTATTCAGGGATAGTTAGGGATGCTTTTGCTAAGAAAGGTCATGATGTTATGTCTTGCGACATTCTTCCTACAGAATCAGAGGGTAAACATTATCAAGGAGATGTTTTTGATGTCTTATATGATGACTGGGATATGATGATTGCACATCCACCATGCACACATTTATCGGTGAGTGGAGCAAGATGGTTTACTGAAGGTAAAAAGCCTATTTATTTAAGAGAAGAAGCATTAGATTTTGTTAGAAAACTTATGGATGCACCGATAGAAAAAATAGCAATAGAAAATCCTGTAAGTGTAATCGGTAGTTACATTAGAAAATCAGATCAAACTATAAACCCATATCAATACGGACACCCTGAACAAAAAAGGACTTGTCTTTGGCTAAAAAACTTACCTAAACTAAAAGAAACAAACAATGTTTATGAGGACATGATGAAACTGCCTGTAAGTCAAAGAGAAAGAATACATTGGCTAGGATCAAAAAAAGGAAAAGAAAGAAGTAAGTTCTATCCTGGTATTGCACAAGCTATGGCAGAGCAATGGAGCAAACCATATGAAGATTTTAAACAAATTGAGATGGACTTGAGAATGATTGTTTCTACAGACTAATCCTTAAAAAAAGTAGCCCTAGAATCGCCATAATCCAATTTAATTGAGACAGGGGATACCAATAGTACCCACTAATGCGTAAGTCTTTTCTCTTTTGTTTTAGCTACCTTATCTTGGGTGTCTTCTGTTTCTTCTTCTGAATTATCAACGCCCATAGCTAATTTAGGCTTTAGAGCAGGAATTGACGTCATTAGACCTTGTAATTCATGGATTAGCTCATCATCAGTTTTGTTTTGCGATTTCTCTACATTGAGATTTATATTCTGAGAACTGAACCCACCCATTTCTAAAACAAGTTTAGCTGTATTTAATCTGACAGCATCTTGATCTGAATGTAATAGTTCTTGTAAGACTGTGATTGCTTTGCCAGAGGTAGATGAAATTCTTTCTTCATTCTTTTCTCTAATTTCTTGAATGTATTTCTTTTTAAGATATGCACCCATTTGTTTATGGTTCTTAACCCACCCTGCTTTTTTTGCAGATTGTGATGCGTTACACGCTGTTGAACCCTCAACATAATATTCTACAAATTTCATTTCTTGTTCTTTGTCTATCTTCTTTGGCATGATTACCTCAATGGATTGTCTGATCTAGCTTTTATCTCATCTACTTTTGCTTTGAGTACAGCTATTTCAGCTTTGTTAATTGCTATATCTTGTTCTAATGGTTTTATGTTTACTGCCTTTTGTGATTCGAGAACATCAACTCTTGTAATTAATTGTCCTTGATAAACAAAAAGCCCTGCTATTGTTATGACCAGACCTATGCCAGTCGCTATGGTTTTAATATCCACGAATCCTCCTCAGATGTTCTTCTGCTCTTATTCTCTCGTCAGTAGCTTCTTGCACTTTTTCTTGATATTGCTGAACAACATCGTTATTTGCATAAGAAACTTCTGCATATATATTTCTAGTATCAATATATTCTCTTGTTTCATAATAATCACCACCATCTATGTTTAGCTGATTGTTAAATATGTTTTGATTTGTATTTGAATACTCGCTTATATTTTGTTTAGATTGCATTGACTTTGCCACTATCATTGAAGTAGCTACTAATCTTTGATCCACTCTTTTTATTGTTTCATTGACCTTTTTTCTTATCGCTTCTACTGTAATAGTTTGATTATTTCTTGGAGAAACTCTTTCATTCCTGCCTTCTTCCACCTCTTGATTTCTGCCTTCGACATCTTCTTCTGCTCTAGCATCAGTTTCATCTCCAACATTTCCATCTCGACTTGCTCTTGTTTCTCTTTCTCCGTCAATTTCATTCTCTGTAGTAACCCCCTCAGGTCCATCTATTTCTTCACTAGCAACAACTGTATCTTCTGTTTGAGGTTCGTTAGAAATAGTTTCACTTTCGTTATCAATCTGTTCAGGTTGCTCTTGAGAGATTGTTTCTTCATTTCTTGGACTATCCGACTCGCTTCTTTCAACTGGTTCTTCTCTTGGTCTTTCAGTTGTTGCAACGACTGATTCTTCAGATGGTCTTGTACTGGGTTCTTCGTTTGCTTCAGCGAATCTTTCTGTTTCGATTTCGCTTCCTGTTCCAAAGTCTGAGCTTTGTGTTTCGGTAACTGGTTCTTCTGCGAAGAACTCTGCGATTTCTTGTATTCCTTCAACTGGTCCCTGGTTGTCATAACTTTCTGTTGCTTCAAAGAAGCTTTCTTCAATTTGGATTTCTGTTGCGACTTCCGAGAAGTTCTCTTGACTGTCATATCTTATCTCCTCACCTATAGTAGGCAATTCATTAAAGGTTTCTATCTGAGGTAGTTCTGCCATTTCGGAAAATTCTTCTACAGGTGGTGCTAGATTGAATATTTCTACAACTCCTGTGTTAATTTCTTCTACAGCTAATGTCTCTATATAGATTTCTTCGATAGGCATTAACATTATTTCTTGAGTATCATATAACTCAAAACTAAATTCTTGTGGCTCAAATTCTATTATCTCGATATCAGCAACTTCTTCTACAAACTCTACTGCTGTAGCTATTTCTGTTTCCTGTATTGTGCTTAAAACTATAGGGTTAGGCTCATAATCTACAACAAGTGTAGGATTTTTTAGATCGACTGCTTGATGATATTGAGCTTCTGAACTCTCTCTAAAGTCAAACTTAACATTAATATTGTAATCAGAATTGCTGTTCATACCTTCTATGTAGGTAGATGTGTATGTCTGATAAGGTGTAATCGCACTAAAAGCTACTGTTCTTTTCTGGGTTGTAACTGTTCCATCACTAGCTGTGATTGTCTGAATCATATCCGTTTCACTAGATAAATTATTCCAATGCCATATATCTGCACCTAGTGTAGATGACCACCCATATTGGATTTGGTCTTCTGTTAAATGCTCAGACAAACTTACATCTCTTTCAATGCTGTCGCCATGATGTGCTGCAACAATACTGTTGCCATGATTATGTGATGGATCATTACATGTCCACTCGTTATGGTTAGAGTTATTGTTAAAAAATTGTTGTGGTAATAAGTTATTAGTAGTTTCAGCATTAGCTAAAGTGCTAACGATTAACATGACTAACAATAAAATATTAAATCTATCTAAGTCCATCATTCATATACTGGGGTTGGTACGCTTTGCTCATTACTGCCATATACCTGTATAGGTCTTAACTCTATTGTTTTACTTGCACATGAAGATAATATAAAGCTAGTCATGATTATGATTGCTATGGTCTTCATTCATACTCTCTTTGTATTTTCTATACTGTTCTACTTTGTCATCAGTTTCTTTGCTTGGGTTTCTTTTAACATAACTTGTTTTTTTGGTTTGCTCATAGCCACCGAGTTTTTCCCATCTTGCTTTAGCTTTTTCACCGATTAATCCATCTATTGGGCATGGCGTCCCTGCGTCCCACATTGATTGCCATACATTTTCTTCCTGACACATCAATGATATTGCTGCTACTTTCATGCCTAGTTTAGCTAGAACTGATGTAGATTTTCTTCTTTCACATTCTTTATCTACCATATAACTACCAAATGATCCTGAAAAACCAATGACAGTTACTCCTGCTGCGAGTGGTATAACACAGCTATCTTGCCCATAGACACTCATTCCAGGTGCAGAAGCCATATTGACAGGCGTTCTACTTGCTGCATTAGAGGTTGAATTATTTGTTGTAGCATTAGTTGTTGAACTGCTACCTGATTGATAGGTTGTTGTTGTATCAGAATTATAACCACCAGTTATGGCAGTTTGTGAGCCACTAGTTGATGTTTGTGTATTTGTTGTAGCTCCTGATGATGTAACATCAGATATAGCTGATTCTATACTTAACAGGGCAATGATTAAAGCAAGTATAAATAATGCAGGTTTTAACTTCGACACTTCCATTTCCTTAACGCTAACGCTTTTCTTGTTGGTCTTCCTTTACTATCTTTCATAGGGCCTTTGACTCCTCCCATTCTTGCACAAAAACTTTTTCTTCTTCCTGCAGCTTTAGAACCTGGTTTTACTTTACCTGTTACAGGGCGTTTTAATTTAGCACCAGTAGTTCTTTTAAAAAACTTTCTACCTGCTTCGTTTAAACCACCTGTTTTGCTTTGATACTTCTTAGCTACCATTTTATTTCCTTGTTAGTGAGCCACCAAAATATAGCCCTATAATTGAGAAAATTGTGTGCGATTGTAAGTTTGTTATATAGATTGAATTGCTTTCTACAAAGTAAGATGTTTCAAATGATGAGCCAAATATCCACCAACCACTATCTGCTTCTGTAATTATTTGATAAGCAATATTAACATCAGTAAAGATAGGAGCTACTATAGGTACAACTATAATAGAAAATACGCACATTAAAGCTATCCATCTTCTTGTATGTTTAGTATGAGGATCTGTAACTTCCCTTGCTTTATCTGTTTGCTCTGCTGCAAATCCTGC